CCATAACTGCTAAATCTAAAAATGTTGTAGGCCTGCCTGTACATAAATTAAGTGTTTGATTGCAATTGTTTTTAACCATCTCAATTACTGCATCCACTATGTCATCAATGTGAATGAAATCTCTAGTAGTAGTTGCCTTACCCCATATATCAAATGGGTTAGAGTTCATTATTGCGCGTTGGATAATTGCAGGAAAAGGATAATCTAAATCTTGATCAGTGCCATATCCGCTAAATGGTCTAAGCGTTAGTACGGTTGTACCTTCTTCACGCAAGTAGTTCATTAACATTTCACCGGTTAGTTTTGACCAGCCATAGGACATATCAGGCTTGCCTATGTTCTTAAAATTTATATCCTTTTCTTTTAACTTACGCTTCTTAGATAAGGTTTGTAGATCAGTTGGGTAAGCGGCTGATGATGAAAAATAAACAACATAAGGTTGTTCAGTTCTCATAGCCCAACCAGCAAATTCAGCATCAATGGCTAGATCAACTGCTAATGCCAATGGTTCATTTTCAATCATCATGCGGCCACCAACTAAAGCGGCTAAGTGAATTACAAGATCATATTGTTTTTTCTCTAACTGAAAGAACTTACGGCAATCAATACCAGCCTTTAAATCTACTAGGGTTAGATTGGCATTAGGTAAAGCACGCCTAAAAGCGCGACCAACAAAACCATGTGATCCAGTGATCAGTATATTCATCTAAATTTTCTTACTAACTCCGCATATTCCATATCAGATAAATATCTTTGAAGTGTAAGTAAATCTTGTTCAAACATTTTAGGTGCATTAACTCTTGCATAGCCTTCATCCATTTCAACCTTGCCGGCGGCTGGATGTATGTGTTCAATAATCACATCAGGTAAATACTTTAAATATTCTAAATCTAGGCCTAATTGCTTTACAAAATTATCAAAGAATAGATGTATGCAACCTGGAAATGTCATACCGCGTAGTTCATTAACTAAATCTCTAGTCATGCCATAGGCTGTTGGTAGATTCGCACCTTGTAACAAATCATCACCATAAACTATTCCAGTGTTAGTGCCTAACGCCTGAATAAAGGCTTTATCCCAACCCGGCGTTCTAGGAAGGTGATCATCACCCATGAAAACAAAATAATCATATAAAGGATATTTAGTAATATCCAAAAGAAGAACTGCACCGGTATTAAGAGATTTAGCACAACCACCTGTTTTATTATCCGCCGGTAATTTTTTGTAGTTTTCACTTTTGGCATACTCATTCCATTTAGGATCATCATTATCTATAACAATGTAAAGGTCGGCTTCTGCACCGGTATCTTTGAACGCCTGGGCTAACCTTTCGGCATTTTCAGGCCTACCCCTACTGGGTACAACCACGCACATCTTCATGGCAATAGGGTAAGGGATAGGGCTGACTTATTACTTAGATATAAGAATTTGGTAAAGCGTGTCTAACTTATCTTCTATGCGTGCAACCCGGCCTTCTAGGTTATGGCCACCATTGCCATCAGGTTTTAACTCACTTAGATAATGCTTTACCAGCCAACGCACTGAAGCAATAAATGATCCAATTATTGTGGCAATAGATACGACTAATGCCATCCAATCATTTGCGGTCATTTGCTATTGATGCCGAACTGATCATTTTTAGGATCAAGGAAGCGCATTAGAGGGGCAACTACCGCACCTGCTAAAATTGCAAATTCAGGGCGTACATCAGCGACTAAAGCCAATATTGTTGTAACGGTTGCAACCGCTACGCTTCTTAGGTATGACTTAATTATCTCTTTTTGGTTTTTGTTAATTGTCATTCTAATCCTAACTCTTTTATTTTTTGTTTAACTTCTTGTTGGCTTAACGCAATTTCAAAGTGCATATCATCTTTACGCCTTTTGTAATTGCCACCCCAGGTCAAACCATATTTAGTTATGAGTAGGTTAATTGTATTGCGCTGATCTTTATTAAATGTATTTGACTTGCCCAAAGGATGCTTAATTGCATTTAGATCAATGGCTGTACCGGAAGCGTGGTTACTTAAAATTCTATCTGATCCCCGGGTTTGTCTAAAGGCATAACCCCAATCATCTAATTGGCCTTGATCAATGGGTTCTACTAACTCATGGAACTCTTTAGCAAAATTAACAAGCAAGGGTGCAACCGCTTTTGCACACGCAAATCTAATCTTTGTACCTGGCACTGTAAAAGTTTCAATGCGTAAAGCCTTGCGATCTTCACTAGCCGGCCAACCATTAGGGCTGGTTAATTCGCGTAAGATTGCCACTCTAAATTTTCTTCGTTCCAACGCCATATACCTTCGGTTGGCATAGGTGTTGGTGCTTGCCAATCAAATTTGTTATTTAATGTCCATGATTTATATGGTTGCGGTGCTATAAAAGCATCATTAACTTGATCATACTTGTAGCCAACACCTGCATAGTTATATCTAATGTTGCCATTATATGAAGTGCGCTTACATACTTGGCCTCTAAAGTTTCCATACCAAGTTTCAGTATCTAAACCTTTAATGGTTTCTGTTTCATCAATACCGACTATAACCTCGGTAACAATATTATTATCATCTAAAAATGCGTAATGTGCCATTATGCCCAACTCACATTTCCTGTGCCTGCTGTAACGCTAGTAATTTTATTTGCACCACTTGTAGTAGTAGATAAAGTTAAACCGCCACCAGGGTTTGATATTGTTAGATAATCTGGATATTTAAGAATCACAATACCTGATCCGCCAATACCAATACCGCCACCGCCTGCATTTCCAATTCCACCGCCACCATTACCAGTATTTGCTGCTCCATTTTGACCTGCACCGCCTGGAGGGGCTGCACTAAAACTACCATTACCACCTGTTGCATAAGTAACTGAACTACCTGAAATGCTAGTTGCAACACCTGCACCGCCTAAACAATTGGTAGTAGAGCCTGCTGTGCCGCTTTGACCAACAGCACCTGCACCGCCACCTGCACCTGATGCATAAGGCGAAGCATTACCATTTGCATTACCACCTGCAAAACCTTGATTGGCTGTGCCTGCCGCGCCAGTTAAAGTTGAACCTGTTGGACTAGCACCGCCACCTGAACCACCTGTACTTGGTGCAAGAGCCTGCGCTGCACCGCCACCGCCACCTGTTGATGTTATTGTATTAAATACTGAATTATTGCCATTAGTTCCATTTGTATAAGTAGTTCCATTACCACCAGCACCACCAGCACCTATTGTTACTGTGTAATTTGTATTAAGAGTAGGCACAAAAGCAGTTTCTAAACTACCACCACCGCCAGTAGCATCTACTGTACATCTAAGTCCACCAGCACCGCCACCACCACCAAAACCACCACCACCACCACCACCTGCCACTACTAAATAATTGATTGCAAGTGGTACTGCAGATACTTGACTTAAAATGCCTAAAATATTCATTTGTTACTCAGCAACCCTACCAACAACATACCAACTATTTGTACTAACTTTAATACAAGACACTGCACCAAATTGTTTTGTTATTGTTGGATTAGTAGATGTAGTACCAGTTGATGCAATGGTTACACCTGATCCTTGAATAATAGATACTGTGCCTGCACTACCAATTTTAATTACATTGATTACTGATCCGGTAGTAATTGCTACTGTATCAAATGGTGGGATTGTAATAGTAGTTGTACCAGTGTTTGAATAAGTAATAAGTTTATTATCGGCATCTGTAACCACCAAAGTATCTGATGTAGCCGTGACTGCTCTAACGCTTAGATTGGCGATAGAGTTCATTTGAGCCGCCGTTAAAACTTGACCAACGGAAAAGGTTGCCATTTATCTATACTCCCTAATAAGCCAAAGAATCTTCATCTAAAATTCCATCAACGGTAGAGTCTAGCAAAAAACCTGACGCAAAGGGTATCGCGCAAGTAAAAGTTACCAAAAAAGATTTTGGTGTTATCTCATAGGTAAGGCCTGCAATTACGCTATCTGTAACCACATTTCCTGCCGGCAATGTTTGAGTAACTTGGATTGGATCAAACATATCTAAATTCAAAGCGGCTACTACCCGGCTTGGATCATTCTCACCATAGGCATCAACTGTTAATGAATTAAGTTGGATGTCCACACCTTGTTCTTTTCGGGATGCAATAATCATTTGTGCTTGATTTAACGCATCTGCCTGTGTCTGCATAATGCCATTTCTTACCCGACTATGCTGAAAATAATCCTCAATACTGGCCGTATCGCTTGCGGTTGAACCACTTAACCCTGTTGGCGTTACAGTTACTTTGTTAATCATTTGATAATCTGAAATATCAAATTCAACTGCCTGATAGGTAACATCACCTGATCCTGGTACATCACTAAACTCAGTTAATGTGCCACCTGATGCAACTATGATGTCATTGCGTGATAAGAATTTTGCGTAACCGCGTTGATCCATATAGAACGCGCCCAGGTCTGTACCTTCTACCACCTGACACGCACCTAATAATGATCTTGATGATCCATCATCTACCTGAACTGTTGTAGTTGCAGTAGTTGAAATATCACGCATACCACCTGGCCATTCCCCGGCATCCAACAAACTTGTAATTCTTTGTGCGGTAGTTTGTCCACTGCTACCACCACTAACAGATGTAATAGTTGTTAAATTAAGTAACTGAAATCCATCTACGCAAGATAAGGTTACATAGGCTGGATCAAATCCAGTAGGGCTTTGATAATTCCATTCCTGTACATACATAGAACCTAAGTTATATGTTGTTCCTGCATATTCAGCCGTAAAGCGAACCTTACGCATAGGTTTAATCTTGCCGTATAAACTAGAACCGGTATTGGCTGGATTAAATTCACCTGTTTCATCCACAAATGTAATGCGTGCCGTGCCACCTGTAAATGAATCTGATGATCTATTAAATGCACGGCGAATATAACATTGAGTTACTAAAGATGTTATATCAAATATATCTGCCGCCGCCGTACCCAATACCGCAGAATCTAACGGTGTTGCAGGATCATCTAAAATTAAGGCAGGATCAAAACTTGCACCACTTGAAAAATCAATTTCGGCCTTAAATATTGCGGCTGGCATTATCTTCCTAAATTAGTTAATTGAGTTACTGCACCTGATCTATTCAAGTTATACAAAGCATCCTGAATTACAGATTGTAATTGGCCTTCTGATATAACTGATCCGGCTACATTTATATTAACGGTAGTACCCATGCCACCCATTTTATCTAATGGTATAACCGCTTCTGCACCGGCTTCACCAATCATTGCAAGTGTAGGGCTATTAACAATTCCACCTTCTGCCATTAGTGGTATGCCAAGCCTTGCCGCACCACTTTCCTTATATCTTTCAGCCGTAATATCTGCGGCTGTCATTCCTTTGTAACCAACTGTGCCGACTAATTTTTTTCCTAAATCTGTAAAATAACCGGGATCAAACATATCTTTGGCCGGTTCAGTATCATCTGTTCCTTTTTTCTTTTTATTTATTTCATCAAGTAATGCCAACATTTTGCGTAGTTCATCATTAGCCTTAAATAAAACTCCTAAATAAAGTAAAACTTCGGCAGTAGTGATACCCCATTTTTTAGCCAACATTTCAACTTCGGCAGTAGTGATTTGCCCATCCTCAATAACCTTTAATACATCAGCGTATCTTGCGGCTTCATCAACTGCGGCTTTTGTACCATCTGCTAACTTCTGCAATAGTTTTACACGCAACTCATCTTCACCGGATAATTTACGGCTAAGTGCAACTTGTAAATTGATTTTATCAATATCAAACATAGCGGCTAGTTCATTCTTCTTTTTATCTAATGCTTCTTGTGCGCGTTTTTCTGAAGTTAATTTTTTCTCTCTAGCCAAATTGTCTGCCTGTATTTTCTTTAACATTTCGGCATAGGTTAATTGTTTCTTTTGGCTTTTGCGTTGATATTCTAACGCATCAATTTCTAATAATAATAAACCTACATAACCTTTTTCTTGCAGAAATCTTTGGTATCTTATATCATTACCGCGTTTTTCTATTTCTTGTAATGTTGTACTTTCCCCTATTAAGGTTTCCATAAAAATAAGAATTGAATCTATGGCGGCTTGACCTAAACCTTTTGAAAAGAATCCAACATTTATATCAGCCAATTGTGTTGCGGCTTTTTCTAATTTTACGCCAAACACATCTAAGTTATCTGATCCAATTGCTATAAAAGATGCGGCAGTTAAAAATCCCTCTCCCAAAGTTTCGGTAGCCTGACCTGCACTAATCTGAAATGATTTTAATTTGCCTGCAAATGAGTTTGTTTGTTCTTCGGCTGATCCGGCATATTTATCTAAATTTTGCATTAACTTTACAAAGCCCATTGATTTTACTTCTGCGGCTGTAAATCCAATACCAAGATTGGTTATAGATTTGTAATTACCTATTGCCGCTTTGTTTATAGCATCAAGTACCATATTTAAATCAGCACCAGTACCGGCTGATATATCTAATGATTTACTTAATAATGTTTGTGATATATCTAAGTCACCGGTTTGAGCAATAAGTTGGCGTAGGGCTGGTACTAATTGATCTTCTGTAATGTTTGTAGCGCGTTGTAAATCGGCTATAAATGTTTTGACACTGGGTAGTTCAAACTCTTGCCCAATACTTCTTAAAGTTAATTGTAATTGCTTATCTAATCTTTCCTGGGCTAAAGCCGCTTGAATAGAATTTTTTGTAAATATGGCTAAACCTGCGGCAGCGGCTATCCCGCCGGCTTTGGCAAAAGCCTTTAATCTAAATGATCCAGTTGCAACTACCTTGTCAAAACCCTTTAATTCTTTTGTTGCACGCTCTAGGCCTTTTTTATCAAACTTAGTAAGGAAGTTAATTGCAACATACTGACTTAATGCCATGTTTAACCCCTAAATTTTTCGCCTAGATATTTTTTAAGCACACCGTATAGATTATCATTTACTTGCCCACCTAATTGTTGTGATGCCCTGTAAATCAATCTTTTTTCTTTATACGCACCTGAACTAGCAGTACCTTGTAATTTACCAATAAAAGATTCACTAGCATTAAGGTTACGACTTATACGCCTAGTTTTACTTCTTGATTTTGATGTACCAAATCCTGCTAACTCATAAATTATACCTGGTACAGATTTGTTAATTACGGCTAATGCAGTTACAGAAAATGTAGTGCCTTTTACTCTTTGAACTTTAGTTTTAGCCGAACTAACTCTTATGCCGCGTATAACTTCTGTTTGCGACCACTTCCAACGGCTTCTTTTACTTTCGCCAAAAGTTCTACCCCTATGTGCTTGATCATTAGCCCATCCCCATGCAGGTGGGTATGAAGGTTCAACATCACGCCATCCTGGAAATGGTGAGTGTGGCACAAAATCTTGTGCCAATTTTGCAACAGGTTTTACAGCCTTAGTTAATTCCCTTCTAAATTCTTTATGTAAATCAGGTTCTATCTTTTTCATAGTCGCTAATAGTTCATCTAAATTTTCAACATAGATGGAAGGCACTGCGGCTAATGATCTAGTACGCCCAGGCAATCCTGCATACTTAGGTTGCATTATTTCCGCCTAACTGTTGCCTTCTTGTTGTTGTAATAGCGTTCTTGCAAGATGGCTTTAATTGCTGAATAAATCGCTGGATCAACCTCTAATAAATCTTTAGGGCTGATTCCGGTACTTACCGCCACAGATGCGATTTCGTAAATTTGGCCGTGGCGGTCTATCCATTTTTTGAATCATAAACCAAATCAATATCTGAATATTGATTGATGTAATCATCACCAAAGGCTAGATCAGTTTTACCGGCATCTTTTTCTAAACGCCAGCCGAACCACCACAAATCCGATTCCATTTGTAGTTCGCCTAATCTCTTACGCCAACCTGTTTTAAATTCGGCTTCAAAGGCCACCTTTGCAGACGGCGTAAGATCATAGGTTACTTTTTTACCATCTTTTTTAACAATCTCAATCTTGTGCATTGTCCCACCCTTTCATTATTACGCGCTAGTTGATTTTGTTAATGCCGTTACAGGAAGCGAAACGCTAACTGATGCCACTGCATCAACAGCACCGTTAATAGGTGTCCATGATGAGATAAGGCATGACATTGTGTAACTTGGATTGGTTGAAGATACAGTACCGGATACTGGAATTAACTTGATGTTAAGTTTTGTACCTAGTGCATCTTCAAACAATGAGTTTACAGATGATGAGGCAAAATCATTGTAGAGTTCTAGATTAAGCGTAGGTCGCTCAATTCCACCAATCATGTTCTGAACGGTATCGTTCATTGCAGTGATTTCTACTTGATCAATCTCGCGTGCAAGGCTGACGGTGCTGACAAAACTAGTAATCGTAGTTGTACCAGCGACAACGGCAACTTTATTACCCATAAATATGGCCATATTTTTCCTTTCGTACTAACCTATCAACTCTACTGAATATTGATAACTTAGGTAATCAATATTAGCGGATGTTATTGTTCCAGGGCTTGCAGACACAACCCTGAGTGTTTGTACAGCACCACCTAAAGTTTTATCAACTTCAACGGCGGCTTTAATTGAAGTTGAACCGGATGAAGCAAGTAGCCCATCCAATCTTTCC